CTCTGCCAGACCCACTACCGCCGCCAGAAGCGGGCCGACGAAGCCGAAGCCGCCCGCCAGCAAGCCGCCCGATGACCCACACCGAGCCGCCCCAGCAGGCCGCCCGCCGCATCGACCTCGAAGTGACTCACCGGCCCCGCGTGATGCCCGCCCTCCCGTGGTTCTACGCCTGGGAGAACTGGGACTGCGATTGGTGGCCCGGCGACCCAGCCCCACCCTTCCCAGCCTGGGGACGCCGCGCCACCTGGCGTGAGGCGTACGACGCAGCCACCGAGATCGCCCGCTTCACCGGCCAGCGGGTGTCGGTCAGCCGCTCGACCATGGATCCCGCCCGATGAACACCGCAGCCGTCGAACGCGTCAGTCACCAGCTCGCCCACATCACCATCTACCCGACCCACCGCTGGCGGCCAGCCGTCACCGCCTGGATCCAAGCCGGCCTCGACCCCGACGACCTCCTCGACGACCTCCTCGACCTCGCTCACCTCGGACCGGCCGCCGTCGAAGCCACCGCCCGTACCACGTTCGCCTACGCCGCCCACGACGTGCGCGCAGCCCTCAACGACCTCGCCCAGGTCATGGAACCGCCGTGGCTGACCCGCCTCCTCCGCCGCCTCGCACCGTGGCTGTACCGGAAATGACCCCGCACGGCCGGTACAGAACGCTACGCTGCTCGCGCAGCGGTCCGCCCACCACCCACCAGGACCCGCCCCCGAGCCGCCCCACCGAGGGCGGCTCACGCCGTTCAGGAGCACGATGATGGACCGCCTCTACCGGACGTGGGACGTCGTCGCCGAGCAGTGGCGCGAGTGGCGGCCGAACCTGATCCTCCGCACGTGGGACAGCATCGCCGACACCATCGACGCTGCCGTCTTCCGCCAGCCCCAGCGGACAGCGGTGGTCGCGATGAGCCTGGCCCTGATGGCCATACTGGCCAGTCGATGATCGCCCGCCTGTTCAACCGCATCGCCCGCGCCCTCGACCGCGCCGCCACCCGACGCATCCAACGCCGCCGCCGCTGACGTGCCCACCGCACCCCCCTGCCGCTGCACCCAGACCGGCTGCAACCAACTCACCACCCACGGCCGCTGCCCAGACCACACCCGCCGCCCCTGGGAACAACGCTCCCCACGCGACCACATCTCCCGCCGACCCTGGCGCCGAGCCCGCGCAGCCCAACTCGCCCGACACCCCGGCTGCCAGCTCACCTACCCCGGCTGCACCACCACCGCCACCGAAGTCGACCACATCATCTCCATCGCACTCGGCGGCCACCCCACCGACCCCGCCAACCTCCAATCCTGCTGCGACCCCTGCCACACCCTCAAGACCGCCCAGGACCGCCGACACGCCGCCGCCCTCCGCACCCCCGGCCACCCCACCGGCTGACCGCCACCGGCCCCCAGCAGCCACCAGGGGAGGGGAGTCGCGATCACAGCGACCACACCCAACGGACCGCGACGCGGCAGTCTTGCGTTCACCGTCTCAACGTCTGCGACAGGGGGTCTCGCGTGGGAGCTGCCCAGCCCGCCCCGCTGAAGCTGCTGCACGGTCGGGGCAACGGCCGCGACTCCGGTGGCCGGCCCGTGCCGGAGACGCCGAAGTTCCGGCGGGTCGCGCCGCGGCCGCCGACGTGGCTGTCCCGTGAGGCCGCGGCCGAGTGGCGTCGGGTCATCCCGGAGCTGCAGCGCCTCGACCTGGTGAAGCCGGAGGACCGTGCGGCGCTGGCGGCGTACTGCGAGACGTGGGCGACCTACGTGGACGCGGTCCGGACGGTGCGGCGTGAGGGGATGACGATCGAGGCCAAGCAGGGCCGGCTCGCGCACCCGTGCGTCGGGATCGCCCGCAACACAGGCCGGGAGCTGCGGGCCTGGCAGCAGCAGTTCGGGCTGACGCCGGCGGCGGAGCTGAAGCTGGCCGGGGAGGTCGACCGTGACGGCGTCCCCGAAGACGGCGGCGACCCCTTCGAGTGACGAGCTCGAGCGGCTGAAGCTCAGCCCCGAGGTCGCCTGGTACCTGGCCGACCGGGGCATCCCGCTGCCTGACTGTCCGCCGAAGTTCAAGACCCCGGAGCCGCGGGACGTGCCCGGGGCGCAGTTCGACCCGGAGCGGGTGGACCGGGTGCTGGCGTCCTTCGCCCGGCTGCGGCACACGAAGGGGCAGTGGGCGGGCCAGCCGCTGAAGCCGGACCCGTGGCAGGTCGCCTACATCCTGGCGCCTGTGTTCGGGTGGGTCCGCTGGGACGACGAGGCGGGCGACTGGGTCCGGATCATCGTCGAGCTGTACGTCGACGTGCCGCGCAAGAACGGTAAGTCGACCCTGTCGGGCGGGATCGGGCTGTACCTGACCGCGGCGGATGGCGAGGAAGGCGCGGAGGTGCTCGCGGCGGCAACGTCGGAGCGGCAGGCGCAGTTCGTGTTCAAGCCGGCCAAGGACCTTGTGCAGGCGTCGCCAGGGCTCTCACGGCATCTGCGGCCGCTCGCGAAGCGCATCGTGCATCGACGGACGGGCAGCTACTTCGAGGTCGTGTCCAAGGTCGCGGACGCGCAGCACGGTGGGAACATCCACGGCGCGATCATCGACGAGCTGCACATCCACCGGGACCCGGAGCTGGTGGAGACGATCGAGACCGGGACCGGTTCGCGGCGGCAGCCGCTGATCGTGATCATCACCACGGCGGACACGGGCCGGCGCGAAACGATCTACGACCGCAAGCGCCGGCGGGTCGAGCAGCTCGCCCGCGGCGTGATCGTGGACGAGTCGGTGTACGGCGTGGTGTGGGCAGCCGACGAGACCGACGATCCGCACGACGAAGCGACGTGGAAGAAGGCCAACCCGGGGTACGGGGTGTCGCCACGGCGCGCCTACCTGGTCCGGGCGTCACGCAAGGCGGAGCAGTCCCCGGCCGATCTGGCGTCGTTCCTGCGGCTGCACCTGGGGATCCGGTCCGGGGCGGACTCGAAGTACATCGACCTGGTGGCGTGGGACGTCAACGCCGGCATGGTCGACGAGGAGAAGCTGGCCGGCCGGGAGGCCTACGGCGGTCTGGACCTCGCGTCGACGTCGGACCTGTGCGCGCTGGCGTGGCTGTTCCCGGACGACAAGGCGGGCGGGTTCGACGCGCTGTGGCGGCTGTGGACCCCGCAGGAGAACCTGCCGGCGCTGGACAAGCGGACGGCGGGCGCAGCGTCGCGGTGGGTGAAGGAAGGGCTGCTGGTCGCGACCCCGGGCAACGTCGCGGACTACGACTACATCGCGGCGGCGATCGTGGCCGATCTGGACCGGTTCGACGTCGCCTCGATCGGGTACGACCCGTGGAACGCGTCCCAGCTCACCAACGACCTGGTGGACGAGGGCGCGCCGATGGTGAAGGTCCGGCAGGGGTTCCAGACGATGTCCCCGCCGCTGAAGGAGCTGCAGCGCCTGGTCAAGGGTGGCACCCCGGAGAAGCCGCTCCTGCGGCACGGGGGCAACCCGGCGGTGAGGTGGCAGTTTGACAACCTCGCGGTGGAGATGGACGCGGCCGGGAACGTGAAGCCGTCCAAGAAGCTGTCGGGGGAAAAGATCGACGCGGTGTCAGCCGCGGTGACCGCGCTGTCCGAGGCCATGACCAGGGAACCGGAGTTCCGGTCGGCCTACGAGGACGGCGATCTCGACGTGATCTGAGGAGGCCACCGTGGGCGAGTACCGCCGGTACGTGGGCCAGCGGGTGCTGGTGCGCTGCGACGACGTGACCTACCAGGGTCGCCTCGTCCGCGCGCGCCGCCGCACGCTGGTGCTCGAGGGCACGGTCGTGCGGCAGCGCGAGGTCCCGCAGCCGTTGGACGGGCGTCTGCTGGTCGAGGTTGGCCGGGTGCTGCACGTCCAGGTGCCCGAAGCATGAGCCTGGTGTTCGAGTCGCTGGGGCGGCTGTCCGACGAGGTCGCCGGCGCTGGCCTGTATGCGGTCGACCCCGGGGTGCCGCTCGCGTCGCTCGCGCAGCCGAGCGGGGACCTGTGGCGGCAGCCGTCGGTGCGCAAGGTCGTGGCATTCATCGCCCGCAACGTCGCGTCGACCCCGCTGCACGTCTACGAGCGGGTGTCGGACGTCGACCGGCCGCGCGTCACGGACGGGCCGCTGGCCGGCGTGATCGGCCGGCCGGCGCCGCGCACCACGGCGTATCGGTTCTGGGAGCTGGTCCTGATCGACTGGCTGCTCCACGACCGGTGGTGCGTCGCCAAGCAGCCGACCGACGACGGCGGGATGCAGCTCGTTCGGCTGCCGGTGCGGACGTGGCGGTTCCGTCACGA